AAGCAGTTGGCCAAATATCATCCAAAGTTGTTTTTTTAGCTGATTTTGGATCGGCCCCCATTGCGAAAACCAACCACCCCAATTTCCTAAAGTTTTCTTCTATAACCAATAGGCCTGATTTATACCCCCTGCATTTAAGTTCAAACTGAAATGGGGTTAACTCCGCTAATTCTCTCGGTGATAACCCCATTTGTCCGTATGCGAACTCTAATAATTTTAAATGTTCTGGAGTTGGATCTATTGGCTTTCTTGGTCTGCCTCTACTTTTTTTTTACCATCATTTAAAAACTTATCTAAACGGTTTTTGAAATCAATACCCCATTTAGACTCGTAGTAAACATTCCATAATTTAACGCGTACTTCATTGAAATTATCGTTTTGACCAATTGCTTCGACTAAATCGAAAGCCTCACCATATGAAGGGATTTGACTTCCATTACGCAAAGCATTACAATACATACCGGAGAAAACCAGATCAGTAAACAAAATACCTTCGCTTGGCGCGATTCCGCTTGTTATGTGCTTAAAGTAACGTGTTTCAAATTCAGATGCAGCGTTAAACCCCATCAACAACTTAACAGTTTCTTTTCCGTTTTCAATTTCAAATACTCCGTTAGTCATGCTTATGGCGTTACTACTGGCTCAATAAATAATTCACCGATTCCAACAAATGTAGCGGTAACCGTGTAAACATCCTGGTTAGGCAAAGATTCAGACATTGTAGATATCCTAACTTTACCCTCTCTGATATAAGTATCATCATCAGGATTAGCCAATTTAGCAAAGAAAACAGTTTTGTTAAGCATCAGGCCCAAAAGCGTTTGATAGTTAACTTTGCTTGTTGTTTCGCCAACAATAGTAACCGCCTGTCCATCGAATGAAAACGACCAATCAATTAGGCCGGATTGAGACGAAGCGTAGCCCCCATCACATTTATTTGATGTTGTTACCTCTGCAGCATTAACGTCTAAGCCATTGGTTACACCGCAAGCCACTAATTTGTAATTGGCTTCCGTACCTCTATCGTTAGTAGCTACAGCAGTAACCGTATCGATGAATAAGCCATAACCTGTTCCTAAGATTGGAGTTGACATAGTTTTATGATTAAATTTATGAGGTAAATATAAACATTTGATTTGTAATAGCAATGTTACAATAATAATTTTCGTATTGTGATATTTTGTGGTTACATTTGTATATGGAAATTAAAATATTTTTAAGGCTAAAGGATGGTGATTTACAAGAACTAAAATCAACCATAAAAAAACTAGAAAAAGATTTGATAGATGGCTATCAAAATCCAAAAAGAAAAGATACGAAAAGCTTTTTTGTATCTGGAATGACGGACGATTACAGTATAACAGCACTAGAAGGAAATGGAAAGTAAAATAAATAGAATAGAAGATGTTCCAGTATTGAACATTGAGGAAATTAAAGAGGAAAAGTATCTTCTAGCCAATAAGATACATGATTTAATTTTTGACTATCAAAACAAAACAAAAACAAAAATAGAAAAGGTTGATATTTTAGAAAATATTGAAAATGGATTTAATTCAAAAAACACGTTTTACATAAACATAAAAACAACTTATTAATATGCAAATGTTAAAAATAAACTCAAAGGTTAAGCCAGACACATTGGTCAGCCTAAAGCAAGAATGCGAAAAACAAGGCCGAACAGAATCTGGCATGATCCGAAAGATTTTGGAGGATTATTTTAAAGAAGGACTACTAATTCCATTAAACCCAACCGAAGAAGAAAGACTTAAAGATCACTTAAAATCAAAATAAAACACAATGGCAAAAGTATTAAAATGGGAGATTACCAAATCGATCAACACATCAAATAAAATGAGTGGTAATAGCTCAATCCCAACCGAAGCTACATTCAGCATTGATTTTGGTGATTTTACAATTATCGCTAAAACCGATAGAGTAAATGTGCGCGATGAAGAGGCGTTAATTCAACAGGCAAAGGATATTATTAAAACCGTATTATAACATGAAAACACTATTTCAAATTTGGGCCATTGGCTCATTGATTTGCGCAGCCGGTTTAACCATTCACTCAATCCTTTGCTATACTGTTAAGGGGTATAATAGGAAATGATTATGTATTTAGACCGCAACCTTTTCCCGATGATGCAGGTGTCAAGATGGAGATTTGAAAAATACATTAAATCTCATATCGGAAACATAATTAAAGAAAGAAAATGCTTTGATGTTGAGTTTTATTGCAATGGAAAAATTGTTGGAGCAATTATACAAGGCTTTGCTGATTCTGATTACTATGTTGATTAACCCATCTTTCCCTTAGCCAAAGATATTTTTTTTTCACGAAAGGGCATGCCCCTAAAGGCATTGGATAAATTTCCTCTGCCTTTTTTGTTAGCTCTGCGAGATCCAACTTTCCAGTATTAGTTGTGTTATCCATGTTCGACTAGAATCACCATCATAGTTAATATTACGACTGCTTAATAATTCAGATTTCCACATTGACAAACCATTTGATAAAGCCAAATCGGTATTCTTTATGTTTGATGAAAACAGTAAATTTAAAATAACCTGTGCAATTTCCTCGGCGGTTTTAGATCCGCCTTTCCCAGCTGGCCAAACAGTTGTTATCTGGATTTGAATACTATCGTTGTTGTTTCGATTACATTTATTAGAACGGGCTTCGTTGCTTGTTTGGTTCAACAAAATAATATATGCCTGACACCCATTGTTAAGCGTTACAATTCGCTTGGTTTCTGTTTCTGATACGAATTCCTCCCAAACACGAATAGAAGTGCTTTGGTAAAGAATATGAGTATCTAAAGTTTGAACTAAGGCCGTTCTATAGGGTAATGATGTTATTTGCATTTTATACGGTTTTAAATGAATTTTGGATAGCGGCTTTTAAATCTTTCACAAACTGCTCTTTGTATTTCATAAATGCAGGGAGCATATATGGTTTTCCTATAATAGTTCCTCGACCATTTATATAATATCTTTGAGCTACTGCACGCCATTCAGGAGGAACCGTGGAAAGGTAACGAGCGGCATCTTGACCCGTCGAAAATTCTACGTACGCCGCAAGTTCTCCAGCTGATCGTTCTACAAATACGGTTCCAGTAAGCCCCCTATTAGTTAGCTTATACCCTATAGCCTGGCTAATCGGCACCCATGATCTACCGCGCGCGATATCCTGCTGACTTTCCGGTCCGTGTTGTGTTCTGATTAAATCGCCACCTCCAGGAGCGTTACGGATAGCCTCCATTTCCAGATCGCCGATGTTAATTTCCACAATTTCTTTAACCTCCTTTTCGAAAGCTAAAGCGGCCGATCTCAACGAAACTGCAAATTGACTAAAATTTTGATTTCTTGGCATACTGTGATTGTACTGGTGTTTCAAAAGCAGACTCTACGCTCCACTTTAAATTAACTATTCTATTTAATATAATCTGAGGGCTAAATCCATATTTCCTAGCTAATGATGTTGCTGTGGCCTTTTCGCCTTTGTAAGTTATAAAAACGCCTTCTCTTTTGTTGTTTTGATTTTCAATGTGCGTTACGAATCTGCAATTTATAGGTTCGTAGTCTCCAAAAACGTCTTTTCTGTCAATTTGCAATTTTTCTTTGTAGCCATTTTCAAAGGCCCATTTTATAAAAGATTTTGGATCATTTTTCCACTCATCACACATTTTAACACTTTTACCGCCATAATTCGAGTAATTTTTACATTTACTATTATAGCATCGCTCTTTTATGCCTAAGTAAACTGCAAATAATTTCCTCTCTTTTCCTATCGTAGATGTAAGTCCATGAGTCCTGCATCTATCCCCAATTTTTCTTCTTACCTCATCATTTAGGCATCCGCAAGATTTTGTAACTCCATTCTTAACGCAGAAAAGCCTTAACTCTTTTTTAACTCCACAATCGCATCTAAATATTGCCCATCTGCAATAATTTTCGTTTCTAGTCTCTTTTATAAAAGTTAAACGATTAAACTTTGTTCCTTTTTCGAATTTTTGTATATTAGCCATATCTTATTTTATTTAGCGATACTAAGATACAAAAAACCCCTGCTATCTAAAAGTAACAGGGGTTTTATTTTTTATCATCTTGTCGGTACTTCGTTCGCTATTGCCGTGAATATTATTTTTTGTTTAAACACAAAATCTGGCTCAACGGATATGATTTTAAAGTCTTTTCCACGCCATTTTACAATCATATCTTCAATTATGACTTTATCATCCCTAAATCGAACTTCGAACTTAAATACAGGCTTTAATTTTTCTTGATTTGATTCTAATGCCCGGTTTGCTTTTAATTGAATAACTGTTGCCGAAGTTTCCCAAAATATCACCTCAATGTAAGTATTTCCCCCTGCCCCATCATCTTCATTTGAATATGTAGCAAGTCGTACTATCTGATTTTGAAGCCCACTTATAATTTTCATAAGATAAGGTTTTTAGAGTATCCATGAGCCAATAATTTAGCGTTAGGGCTAACGAGATCGGTAACAGGCATTCCCCTAAGCTTATACAGGTAGTCAACCTCGGCTAGAATTGCCTGTTTTAATGGCTTTGGTAGGTTTTCGGTTTCATATCCAGTATTGTACGTCAAAGTATAAATACTATCGCATTCGACAGGGTTAAACGACCATGGCGAAA